CAAGAAATGGTTTTAAGGGATGTTGTTTATCCCAAATTTGTTCGATTGCTTCATCATTGTCTGCAATAGGTGATGAGCTATCAAATTCTGATTTATCATAATTCCAGTAACCATCAACTTTTCTGATCTTCAGTTTAAAGTTTGCACCTTCCCAGAAGTCGAATGGGTTGATAGGTTTCTCATCTTCAAATTCAGGTTTCATCGCTTCAGTAATCTTATCAAAGATTTTCTTACCGAACTTAAATAGTTTGATTTGACCTTCATTTTCAGGATGTTTAGAATCACTAATAATTAAAATATTTGCAATATAAGATAATTTTCTTTTTCTTTTTCTTGCAATTTCTTTATCAGCCTCAACGCCAGAGTTCCATAGTAAACTGTTAGATTCACTAATAGGACATTTTTTGTTAAGTGTAGTTAAACTGTTTTCAATAAACCAACCGCCTGGTCCTTGAAACGCATGAGACCATAATCTTGACCATGGTAAATCTTCATTCTTAACTGCTGGTAGAAATCTAAAAACAGCATAGCCATTACCTGATTTATCTAATTCTGGTTTCCAGAATCTATCATCAGCATATGAGTTTGATTGTTTTTGAGGTTCAGCAACTTTGTTTAGTTCGCTGACTAGAGTATCTAGATTTGATTTTGAGCGTTTTAACGCTGCAATACTTGTATTCATATTATATCTCCTTGTATGTATAATTGTATTTGTATGTGTCTGTATTAATCGACATTATTATTTATAACGCATAATAGGTGGGACTTTGGAATTACCCACAAGACAACGACCGGATTCCATCCTATACGCCATCAACCAGTTTCTCTCTGTCGAGAGTGTGATCTATAACTGGTAAAGTTACAAACCTGGGAACAACCCCTAAACTGTCAAGTTCGACCCTCTGGTGAAAGCCTCTTCCTTGCACTATAAAAAGAAAGTAATTAGTTTTCTTTTGCATTAACTATATTATAACACATTTGAGTAACTTTGTCAAGCACTCTAATGTAATTTTTATTTAACTGATTCTCAATCATTTGAAAGATTCTCAATATCAATATTTCCAACTAAACCTCTTAATGTGTCTATCTCTTCTTGTAGTTTTATTATTTTATCCATTAGAAATTCATCACTTTTGATTTCCTTTAAATGTGCTATTGTGTTATCTTTTATTACAATTTTATCTTCTGCTACTTTCAATAGATGTTCTAACTCTTTTATTTTTCGTGAGACTGTAGGTAATAGATTCAATAGATTTAAAGGATTTAATTGTTCTTTTAATGATACTTTACTCATCTATTAACCTTCTTAATGTATATTGGTTTGAAGAAGCTCAACTTTAGCATCTTTAGCTAATTTATCTTTTGATTCTTGACCATTAGGATATACATAATCAATTATCTTTGGTTTTAACAAATCACAGTTGTAAGATAATGTTCTTCTTACTTCATCTGTTTCTCTAAACGGATAAACTCCATGTAACATGGTATATGGAAATATGAAAAAATCTCCTACTTGAGCATCTACTCTAAATTGTGATAGACCAAGTGGGTCTTGATTACCACCAACAAACTCTAAAAATCCGTTTGTCTGGTCATCTTCATTACTAAACTCTGTACCATAGGTAGTAGGTCTTTTTAATACTAATACAGAAGATAATCCCAAATCAGTTAATTCACTTACATGATAATGAAAAGGATTGTATTCACCAGCTCTCATTTCATTTATCCATGCCTTTGCTAGACTAACTCCCCAAAAAGGTTTCTGAATCTGCTTAAGGTATTGTCCAAAACAAACAAGAAATGTTTGTTTCATTTCTTCCGTTAGTAATTCAGTAACTAATTTTTCTTCTTTAATTTTTCCAGCAAGTTGTTTATTGTGTGGTCTTAGATTTCTTAAATTTTCATCATACGATTTATTAATTGCATCAATAGTCGTAAGAGGTAATTCAAATTTTAAAATTAAACTGCCTAGGGTAATTGGTAACATTGTTACTTTGTTCTTTGTAGAATCAACTACCTTTTCTCTCTTTTCTTCTGCCATCATATCTCCTTTGGTTTTATTTTTAGTGCTATTTCAAAATATTATAACATCTTTTGATGCTTTTGTCAAGTACTTCAAGTTGTTTTCCTATAATGTAAATAACTGCCTACCATATATTTTGGCTTCTTTACTGGTTTAGCACCAGCGTGTAACCAAGGCCATAATGGAGGAAACATTAATAAGGATCCTTTCGTACAAGGCGACCCTAATCCTAATTGAGGAAAAGACGTTTCACCCCTATCGTTATCATCAAGATATATAAAGAATACTAAAAATCTTAATGCTGAATCAACATCTAATGAATCAACATGAGGACCAAATTGATCTTTATCATTAGGTAGATATCGTTTTAATCTGATTTGTTCAAAAGAATATAGTTCTGGCCACATTTCTTTAGTAACAGCACAATCTTTTTTGTACTGCTCAAGATATCTTGTATAAACTTTTGATAGTTCATATACATCAGTATTCCAGTCTTTGTTTAAATTTAAATTAATTTGAGCAAATGACATTGGACCTTGTTCGTGTGTTTCCCGTTGTTTGGGGTTGCTCTCAAACTTATTTACTAGTTCATCACAATAACTATTATCAATAACATTTTTATATATCTGTATGTAATTATTCATTCTTTTGCATTAACTATATTATAACATCTTTTGATGCTTTTGTCAAGTACTTCAAGTTGTTTTTTTAAACTTTTTATTTTTTCATCTCGGACCATTAAAAGATGTTTCAATTCTCTTATTTCAATATTGGAATCTAATATTATAGATTCTGCTGTAAATCTTGCTGCTTGATCTGTCATTTTATATATCTTTCAGTTTATTCTTTAATGCCATTTTAAATTTTGTAATATTATATGATAAGAAAGGTTTGTATCTAATCATTCTATCATTAAGTTTAGGCCATAATACTGTTTCGGCAATATTTGATGATAAATTTTTAGAAAACTTTAATATATCCTCCAGTATAACAAGTGTCTCAAAATTAATTCTTTTTGATAAAAATATTTTAACTATTGGTGGGTGTTGACCTGCAGTAGATAAAAACAAATCATTAAATTCTATATCTTTACTTGTCATTCTTTCAATTATATAATCAATATCCTGTTCATAATAATATTGTAATGATTCTAATTTTTTACTCCATTGTTTGTGGGTTTCATCACCAGATTTGCCAATGATATCACCAACCCATAGATTAGTATTGCTAACAAAGTTACTGACAAAATAATCAACAATAGTCCTATCGTTATAAGATTTACTAAGCTTATGAAAAAAATATCTATCCCTTCTTTTAGTAAATGTTTCCAATCTTGCAGTTGTTCTGCCGTTATGTTTATGAAAGTCATAACTTTGATTTTTACTAGTGAAGTGGAGTTTGATTGCCAAATATACTTTATATACTTCAAAACCATTCATTTTCTCCTTTTCCTAAATTGGCAACTTAGCTGTTTTCTCTTTTAACATATTGAGATTTTGTGCCTCATATGCTATCTTTTCTTTGAGGTTTTTGTTTATCATAGATTTTGTAGTTCCTGGATCTATATTATTGTTTGCACAATATAATACTACAGCGTCTATATAAGAAATTCTTTTTGTTTTAACAATATCTTCTACTATTAATGCAAAGTTGTTTGGTGTGATTATCATATGTTTATTATACTATACTTTTATACTCTTGTCAAGCAATCAGTTCTTTATTTCAGGATTTCTTTTCTGTATCTCATCATGTAGGTCTTGTCTTGGTGTTTTGTTTAGTCTCTCAGCCCTCATTCTTTTGGAATGTTCATAACTAATTCTTAGTATTTCTTCCTCTTTTGGCCATTCTTCGTCAAAGTACTTTGTTTTGGTTTTGTCTTTTTCTATCATACTACATTCTTTCCAGTATTGGTGGAGAATAAGAGAATCGAACTCTTGATTCTACCGTGCAAGGGTAGTGTGATCCCGCTTCACCAATTCCCCAATAAGCCAGTTTCTGTTGCGAGGTACTGGCAAACCCCAAGCAGGGTTTTAAGCTGCTAATGCATACTCATTAAAGTTTGCTTTTATGTTTAGTTTAAAGTCTTTGGACTATCCTCTCCAGCACGATTTCTAGTCAGCGGTCAATCCTAATTTTGGCCCCTTATAGGTCTATTTTAAAACTGGTGGAGCCACTCGGTACTGCCCCGAGGTCCCTACTGTTTACTTTCATTACCTTCATCAAGAATCTTTTTACCCATTATAGTATCATTGAAGAATATCCAATTTAATCCATATCCAATTAAACAAGTTCTTTTGTTTTCTAATATGGTCATAAACAAACTACCTTTGTTTGTCTCTTCGTTATATCCAAATGATAGTAATCCTATCATATCTCCTGTTTTGTCAGCCCCATATCTGATTTCTCCTACCATAATTGGGGTTTCACCAAAATTATTAGTAGAAGTTGCAAACATATATGATGTCTCAGCACAATATACTGGTATCATTTGTTCTGATAAACCATTATAATTTTCAGATAAACCATTATGATTTTCAGATTTTAAGTTTTTGTATACTAAAGTAAATAATGCGACTATTATAATAAATCTAATTATATTTTTAATCATCTAATGTAAAGTTTTTATTAAACTCTCCTATTGCTTCTTTAAGTAAAGGCAAATAGGTTTGCTTATCTTTTTTAAAAACTTGTACACCACCATCTTCGGTGACTATAAGGATTACAACTTGATCGATTTTTCCAGAAAATCTTTCTTCATACATTTCACAATAAGCAGAACCTTGAATGAAATAGTTTTCTATCCATTCTTCTTTTTTTTCTTTCGTAGATGTTTTAAAATCTATGACAGATAATTTACCTTCATATTCTGCAATACAATCGACACGACCAGCAACACCCCATGCGTCACTATAAAGACCG